GCCCGCTGACACACCTGAGAAACCTAATGAGCAGCCTGATGTTCGAGACGAAAAGAACGACGGCGGAGAAGTTGTACAGAAAACTTCTGAAGAAGGGAGTGATAAGCAAAAAAATAACATTAAAGACGTTGAAGAATACTCTGAAGGAGTTAAGAAAAGAATAGCTAAACTCACTAAGAAAATGCGTGAAGCGGAAAGACAAAAAGATGAAGCTTTACGTTTTGCAGAAAACGTTAAAAGAGAACGAGATCAATTTAAAACTGCAGCTACATCTTTAGATAAAAATTATGCCACAGAAATGGAAGGCAGAATTACATCTTCACTTTCAGCAGCTCAAGCAAAACTTGCAGCAGCTAGAACTAATGAAGACTCTAAAGCAGAAGTAGAAGCACTAACAGCCATTTCTCAATTAGGTTATGAGCAAGGTAAATTAGCAGAGATTAAATCTCAGCATGCTATGGAAGAGACAGCAGCTAATGCAAAACCTACTCTACAACCTACACCACAACCACAAGCACCTAGGAGAGATCCTAAGGCAGAAGCTTGGGCTGAAGAGAATGAATGGTTTGGTAAAGATAATGCTATGACTTACACAGCATTTGATTTACATAGAAAACTTACCGAAGAGGAGGGAATGGACCCACAATCAGATGAATATTATTCTGAAGTGGATAAAAGAATAAGACTTGAATTCCCCCATAAATTTGATAAGGTAGAAGAAAAACAGGCTAGTAAACCTACACAAAACGTTGCCTCTGCAACGCGTAGTTCAAAGACTGGTCGCAAGACTGTGAGACTCACACCAACACAGGTGACAATAGCTAAAAAGCTAGGTGTGCCACTAGAAGAGTATGCGAAACAACTTATAATCACGAAGGAGGTATAGGCATATGACAAATAAAAAACCAACTCGTGCGAGCCAAAGTAAAGGTGAAACTACAAAAGTAGTATCACAAGCATCTACGATTAAACCCAAAGCTGCTGTAAAACCTTGGACTCCACCATCGTACTTAGATACGCCCAACGCGCCAGACGGATTCAGACACAGATGGGTCAGGACGGAAATTATGGGATTTCAGGACACTAAGAACATACAAGGACGCTTAAGGTCTGGTTATGAATTAGTTAGAGCCGACGAATATCCCGATAGTGACTTTCCAGCAATTACCGACGGCAAATACGCAGGGGTTATCGGGCACGGAGGCCTTGTGCTGACAAGGGTACCGGAAGAGATCGCAAAACAGAGAGAAGCTTACTACGCTAAAGAAGCGGGTGATCAGATCAATGCAATAGATAACGATCTTATGAAGGAACAGCATAGGGGAATGCCTATCGATATCGATAGACAATCTCGTACAACCTTCGGTGGCAAGAAAAGTTAAAAATTTTAACGCTTCGACCCAACGGATAAATTAATCGAACTGGAGGCCTTTCACGAGGCAGGTTCACAAGGAGAAAATAACTATGGCAAACTCAAGCGCAACAGGTTTCGGATTGAAACCTATAAGAGCTTATGGTAATGGTTATGAAAGCATGGGTCTAGGCGAATACCCTGTAGCAGCTAGTTCAGATGCAATGTTCTTTCAAGATTTGATAGTACAAGCAGCAACTGGATTTGTTACAGTAGGTGTAGCAGGAACTGAGAATATTCTCGGTTCACTAAACGGTGTTTTTTTTACTGATGCCAATACAAGCAAACCAACATTTGCAAACCATTTATTAGCCGCTAATGGAGCGTCTGATATTACGGCACTTGTAAATGATAGTCCGTTACAACAATACGAAGTAAGAAGTAATAACGCAGGTGCTTCAGCTCAGGCTGACGTAGGTGCTACAGCAGATATAGCTTATACTGCTGGTTCTACAGCTAACTTTGTATCAGGATGTACATTGGATGATGCAACTATTAACGTTGCAGTTCAACAACTAAAAATAATAGGTGTTTCAAGAGACCCTGAAAATAATGACTTAACAGCGGCTAACGTTGTATGGAGAGTTATTGTTAATCAGTCGGCTTTTGACGACACTTCGGGAGTATAAATCATGGCAATATCACGAAACCAACTCGTAAAAGAGTTAGAACCGGGTTTGAATGCTTTATTCGGCCTGGAATACAAACAGTATGAAAATCAAGCAAGCGAGATTTTCACTACAGAGTCATCTGACAGAGCTTTTGAAGAAGAAGTAATGTTAAGTGGATTCGCTCAAGCACAAGTAAAACCAGAAGGTGGCGGAGTTGTATACGACAATGCTCAAGAAACTTTCACAGCAAGATACACTAACGAGACAATTGCTCTCGCTTTTGCTATCACTGAGGAAGCAATTGAGGATAACTTGTATGACAGACTAGCTTCTAGATATACAAAAGCTTTAGCAAGATCTATGGCTCAAACTAAACAAGTTAAAGGTGCGGTTCCATTTAATAGTGGATTCGGTGCATTCACTTCAGGTGACGGCGCAGCACTATTTAGCACTGCTCACCCAACAATTGCTGGAAACGTGTCTAACACACTAGCAACTGCGGCTGACCTTAACGAAACTTCATTGGAGCAATCATTAATTGATATCGCTGCAATGACTGACGAAAGAGGTCTAAAAATCGCTGCTAAGGGTATGAAGATGATCATCCCATCTGCACTACAATTCACAGCTGAAAGACTTATGGCTTCTGCTGGTAGAGTTGGAACTGCTGATAATGATGTCAATGCAATCAAATCTATGGGGATGATTCCTCAAGGTTACTCTGTTAACAATTACTTAACAGACGCTGATGCATTCTTTATCATTACAGACGTGCCAAATGGTATGAAACATTTCGAAAGAACTCCCATGACTACTAAAATGGAAGGTGACTTCGATACTGGTAATGTAAGATACAAAGCTAGAGAAAGATACGTATTTGGCGTTTCTGACTATAGAGGTGTATTTGCTTCACCAGGAGCATAATCATTAAATTTTATATGGCGGGACACAGTTCCGCCATATTTTAAAAATAGAAAGACAAAACCATGAAAAAATTCCTAATAAACATATATGCTTACGATTATCACGGTAGATTTGAAGTAGAATCTAATGATGACCCTATTTCTTTAGAGCAATCAATAGTTGACAAACTAGGAGAAAACAGTATAGTTTGGGAAAAATCGGGAATGTTTAGCGACGTTCCTTATCGAATAACTTATGAAGAGGTTATAAATGATACAAGACCTGTACAAACAAAAAAGGTCCTTGGAGTTGAAGTGGCAACAGGAGCATCTGTCTAATGATAGATACACTCTTGAAATGGTCAGAATTGATGACAAAGTTAGAAGAGTCATTACTGACATTAAGCTGGAAGAAGCAGCTATTGCTCATAGACAGAATACTGTCGAAGACGCAGCTCCACAAGTTTCTGTAGCTACTTAAGTAACAAAGCTACATCGCTGAAATCGCACTTTCTTTTAAGGCTCTCTTGCACTCTACTAAAAACTGTTGTACAAATAACACACTATACAATTTATAATAAAGTAAACATAGACGCGTATAGTCGACAACCCTAGGGACTATGTTTATGTATTCTAGGAGGAATATAAAATGGCAAGAACTAACTTTTCCGGACCAATTAATGTTGGACGGATCCAAAACACAACAGGGACATCTGTAAGTGAGAATGTAAGAAATGTAGCATTCGTAGAATGTCACGCTTCGTTTCCTGTAAATCACAGTAACTTTACTGTAACAACTGATGCTAACAAATTAGCTATCACTGGTGCTAACGGTGCCGGTACAACTAGTGTTACATTAGTAGACGCAACTCAAAACGTACCAGGAATAACTTCTGACGGTGGTTTTGAAGCTGCTTCTGCAATTACTTTAACATCTGGTGGTAATGACTCTGCATTAACTGCAACTATTACTGGAACAGACGTTTTAGGAAATGCACAAACTGAAGCGGTTAACCCAATGGGTAACGCCGGTCTTGTTTCTTCAACTAAAACTTTTAAAACTGTATCTTCTATCGCTGTAAGTGGTGCTGGAACAGTAGGGACTTTAGAAGTTGGTGTAGTTGAAACAGGTTTAATTTCAGTTATATGTAGATCAACATTTAATGAATATCCATTAGGTCAAACAGCTACAACATCTGGTAAGAACCTAGCAAACAATATCGTAATACCTAAATTTTCTAGAATTAATGATATTAGATTTGTTGTTAACGAAGCTTTTGATACAGCTGGTTTTGACATGCAAATTGGTGCTAACGTTGCACAAGCAGCAGGAGCTACTCTTAATAGTTTAGATCTTGATTACTTTGCAGGTGATGCTGACAACGATGTAAAAGCTATTGCTTCTCATCACATTCCAACTGGAATGGACCAAACTGTAGCTCAGATGAAAAATTGTTTAAATGTTTCTGATGACGATGCAGCTGGTTATGAAATGGACAAAGCTGTTGTTATTACTGCTAAGACTGATGATGCTTTAACTGCCGGTGAAGGTGTGTTAAACATGTATTGGACTCAGCTGATTAACAATACTAACTAATAAATTTAACTAGGGTCCTTCGGGGCCCTAGTATTAAATTAGGAGAAAAAAATTATGTCAAATGTATCAGGAGTAAAAAGTAAAACTGTAGTATTCGGAACTGACACAGATGCAATTTCTGCAGCCGCTACAGCTACTACTTTAGCTCTATTAAATAGTGGACCTTGGGTTAACGCTCAAACAGTTACTTTAACTTCTTCAGCCAACAACGCAGGAAGAACTTTTGTGGTTGTAGGAAAAGATGCTAACGGAGATGCTGCTACAAGTGCAGCAACAACTGGACCAAATTCTAACACAGTTGATGTGGCTGGAACTTGGACAGAAGTCACAAGTATTACTGCAAGTGGAGCTATCACAACAGATATTTCTGCTGGAGTAAAATCAGGAGCTATTACAGGAACTATTTTTGCTGGCAGAACTAGAGTCAGAAGTATGACTGGAGTTGCTGGTGGCGGAGCAGGATTTATTGTTATTAAAAATGGTTCAGCAACATCAGGTCAAAGCAGACTTGTTGTAAATACAGACAGCGGATCAACAATTGATCCATATATTTCTGACGATGGAATTTTATGTGAAGATGGCGCATATTTTGCATACGGTGGAACTGCAGTAGTAGGATTGTCAATACAATTTGACGGGTAGGTTTAAATGGCTAATACAACTTCAGGTTCTTATACTTTTGATAAGAACTTAGGCATTGATGAAATAATTGAAGATGCTTACGAACGTATTGGCATTCAAGGCGTATCCGGTTATCAATTAAAAACTGCCAAAAGATCTTTAAACATTTTATTTTCTGAATGGGGAAATAGAGGTTTACAATTTTGGGAAGTAAAAAATCAAAACGTAACTTTAGTAAACGGCCAAGCGGTATATACTTTTTTTAGATCTACTGCTGATGGTGTATCTGATGGTGTGAGCACTACACTTAGTGCAGGAATAAATGCAGCAGTTACAACTATTCCCTTGACCGCGATCACTGGTTTTCCAACAGCAGGTACTTTAACTATTGGCACAGAAGATATTACTTACACAGGAATTTCTAGTTTGAATTTAACAGGATGTGTTAGAGGAGTTAATGGTACAACAGCCGCTACTCACAATAGTGGTGATGCAGTTGCACAGTCTCCAAGAGGCATGACTGATATTCAAGAAGCAAATTACAGAGTAGATACTACAAGTGTTGACACACCTATGACAAGAATTAGTAGATCTCAGTATCAAGCATTTTCTAATAAAACAGATTTAGGTTTACCAACTCAATACTGGGTTCAAAGATTTGTAGATAAAGTTACTATGACTTTATATCTAACACCAGGAAGCTCACAAGCAGGAGACTTTATAAATTTTTATTACACAAAAAGAATTGACGATGTAGGAGCATACACAAATGCAACAGATGTACCATACAGATTTGTGCCTTGTATGATAATGGGTTTATCTTATTATCTAGCTTTAAAATATGCACCACAAAGAGTACAAGAATTAAAATTATTATACGAAGATGAATTAAAAAGAGCTGAGTCTGAAGATGGTTCTTCTAACTCAACTTACATATCACCTAAAATATATTTTCCAGGGGTTGCCTAATGACTAGTTTTTCGCAAGGTAAATATGCGTTAGCAATATCAGATAGATCAGGTATGGCTTTTCCGTATAACGAAATGGTTAGAGAATGGAATGGTGCTTTAGTGCATAACTCAGAGTACGAACCTAAACAACCACAGCTACAACCTAAACCAACTAATGCAGATCCACAAGCTTTACAAAGAGCAAGACCTGCAAGAACAGAATTTGCAACAGAAGATTTTTTACCAAATAATCCTTTTCAACTTAGTTCTACTTATCTCGTTCCTACACAAACAGCACTTAGTGTTAATGCAGCTAATAGTGATTTAGTGAATGGAGATTATGTTAGATTTAGAAATGTTAAAACTCCTTTACTTGAAGCTGACGGATCTGTTTATTACAAGGTGGTAGAGTTAGAACTAGCCACAACTTTAACTAATGCAATAAATGCAACGGATACATTAATTACGTTAGATGATATGCCGACTGTTACTACGTTGGGTAATACATGGCCTGCTTCAGGTTTTATGATAATTGAAAAAGTTAATAGTGAAACAGGTATGTTTGAAAACGAAGTAATTGAATATACCGGAGGAAGAAGAACCGATAATATTTTTAATGTAGTTGCAAGAGGTACTTCAGCTCCTTATAGAGGAGTTAGTCCTGAAAAAACAAAAGCAAGTTCTCATCCAATAGGAGCTAAAGTATTTGGTTCTAGACCTGTTACAATGGTACAAACTACTTCAGTTAATGACGCTAACACAACTGTTACAGAAGAAAATAGTTATTTAGTTCCAGCTCTTGCTATAGGTATGGATTTTGTAGCTGGCACACATTTAGCAGGTGGTGGTTTGCAGTGTACATACGGCCCAATAAATGATAGAGCTTAATTATGGCAACACATTATACATACGCAACATTAACAACAGCAATTAGAGCTTATACAGAAGTAGATAATGATCCGGCAGTTACAGCCACTGTATTAACGCAAACTGTTATTGATGAATTTATTATGGCTGCAGAGCATAGAATTAATACTGAATTACCTATGGACTCAGACAGAAAAGTTCAAGAAGGTACTTTAGTTGCAGACGACAATACAATTAATTCACCAGCAGGAGCTTTATTTATAAGAGGTGTAGAAGTATTTAATACTGCTAACACTACTGAAGAAGGAACTTGGTTAGAGAAAAAAGATCAAACATATTTAACAGAATATGTAGGAAAATTAACAGGACCAGAAGGTGATTTAACAGCACAAGATGTTACAGGATTACCTAAGTATTATGCCATGTTTGGTGGCGCTACAGGTCTTACAGACTCAACATCTGGAGGACTATATTTAGCCCCTACACCAGACGCAAATTATAAATTTAGAATATATTATAATGCAATGCCCGTAGCATTATCTGGATCAAACACAACAACTTATCTTAGTAACTACATGCCACAAATCTTATTATATGCTTGTTTGGTAGAAGCATTTGGATTTTTAAAAGGTCCAATGGATATGTTGACATTATACGAAAATAAATATAAAACAGGCATACAACAGTTTGCAGGAATGCAAATTGGGAGAAGAAGACGAGACGATTACACTGACGGTACAGTTAGAATAGAAGTTAAGTCACCTTCACCATAAAAAATTAGGAGATAAATATTATGGCAATATCATCAGCAGTTTGTTCAAGTTTTAAAAAAGAATTACTACAAGGTTATCACGATTTTGATGCTAACGGATCAGGTGGAGATACTTTTAAAATTGCTTTATATACAAGTTCAGCATCTTTAGATGCAACAACTACAGATTACAGTT